AGAAAAATCCCCAGAAGCCACGTTCCTATTCGCAGCAGTTCCCGCATCACCACCACCACCGATGAAACTGTAAGAGCCTGTGGCTTGGTTGTTACCACCGCCGACCACTACACCGTGAGGAGTGAAGAAGGACAGGGTTGATGTGGATGAACCGCTTGCTACTTTAGACAGCGTAAGTGATGTGCCGCTGATGGCTGCAACGTAGGTGTCAATAGCAATAGAAGTTCCTGTGATGTATTGACCGACTTTAATGTTAGCGTTTGAGCCTGACAATGTAACCGCAGTCGTAGCGTTCATTGTACCTGATTGCGTTGTTACTGCGGCATTAGCTGTTCCGCTGTTAGTAAATCCACCACCAATAAAATTGTAAATACCTGCGCCTGTATTAGATGCTCCTGCACCAATAAATGCAAACTGCCCTGAAGCACCATTTGCGTTTCCAGAAACAACAGATGCGTTTGCTCCCGATGCTGTATTGTTTGCACCAGCACCGACAAAAGAAGTGTAACTTGTTGACGCATTGTTTTGACCGCCAACTAAAACTGATGCTGCACCACTTGCTACCATTGTATTGGTTGAACGCAAAGTCTGCCAATCAACAGCATTAGCACCCCTAGCATTACCACCAGTAGCAGTAGAGTCTGTCTGTTGGGCTTGTAAGGCTCCTGTGCCTTTTGGTTGTACTACAACAGGGATGTTGGTGTCGGAGCCTTCAACTGTGTATGCAGGGCCAAAGCCTGCTGTCGCTCCAATTACTTGCGTCCAGTTAACCGTACTTGCGCGGTTGGCTACAACAAATTGAAAGTTTCCAGCATTGGTGGAAAACACATGGTTTTGAGCGCCTTTTGTGTTGTACGCCATGCCCACGTTGGTGTCGCTACCCTGTGCAGACAGCGTAGGTCTTCCACCAGTAGCCGCCCCCGTTACTTGTACATAGTTAACAGCAGAGGCTGTGTGGGATACACGCATCTGGTTGGTTTGGTTAGTTCCGTTTGTATTGAAATAAACGCTACTTGTTCCAAAAGAACCAAGCATCAAAATACCGCTTGAAGCATTGTTTGCGATAAGTTGTGTGTAGCCAGTATTAGGCGAAATTAAAATACCAGTATCAGAGTTAGCAATATCTCTAATAGTTAATGGTGGGTAATTTGGACTGGAATTGTTAGGAGTTACAAACTGAATACTTGAAAGCGTTGAACCTGTTGTACTTGAACCTAACGACTTAATTGTAGTAACAGAACCAACAGTAGCATAAGCCGCCGCACCACTACCACCGCCACCTGAGAAACTTACTGTTGGTTGTTCAACGTAGCCAGAACCTGCTGTGCCTACTGTGATTGTGTTTACAAACCAACTGACATTGAATGTTGCGCCTGTGCCTGTACCACCAGTAACCGCTACTGGATTTGTTGGCAAAACAGAATAGCCCGCCCCTGCATTGGACATTGTGAATGTTGAAATGACACCCGCAGAAACTGTGTTTACTGTTATTTGAATTACAGTTGTAAAAGTGCCACCAACTAAAGTTAATACATCACCAACCGTGTAACCCGTACCACCAGATGCAAGTGTAGTTGCGCCTGTTGAAGCCCTCATCAAAGCAGTTGCAACCGCTTGAACACCACCCGCAGTTGTTGGAGCAGTAATAGCAACAGATGGGATACTACTATATGCCGTTGCTCCCGCATTACTTACAGTCACCGCAGTAACAGTACCACCATTAGAGATATTCACCCCTGAACTACCAGCGGCTAGGTCTATTGCTCCTGTTCCTTTTGAGTCAATAACAAATGCAATATTTGAATCACTACCAAGTGCTTTTACCTCAACGGCCTTGGTAGTTGCTGAACCCTGTGTTTGAAAGTAGTTTGCTGAACCGCCACCGCCAATCAACGTAGTAAACGTACCAGCCGCAGGAGTTGTGCCTCCTATGACTGTGTTGTTGATCGTGCCGCCTGTGATGGCTACGTTATTGGCGTTCTGTGTTGCCATCGTGCCATAAGTGGCAATCGTAGCTTGTAGGGCAGCAATAGCGTCTAAAACAGTCTGTGAGTCACCACCAGCACCAGTCTGGATGTTATGCGTAACTTTCTGAATCTGTTTGGCAACATCAACAGATACAACCTCGCCACAGTTAATCTCTCGACCATCAGTCAGGCTAATTACCAAAGAGCCATCAAAGTCAATCTTTGCGTCTCTTACACCAACTCCATCTACACCATCAACACCATCTTGACCATCTTTTCCATCACGCCCATCTCTACCATTAGCACCATCTAATCCTCGGTCGCCTTGGTCACCTTTTGGGCCTTGGATACCCTGTTCTCCGTCTTTCAGGTTAGCAACTTTAGCCTGAATATCGTAGTTCAGAGAGTCAAACTTGGCTTCAAAGTCAGACTTGATCTTCTTTAAACCTTGAATGACCATCTCGGCACTTTTGCCGATAGATACTTGCTTTTGCTCTTCTAATTGCTTCATTGCGGCTTTTTGAAGCTCAACAACAGCAGTCATCTGCTCATCAGCAGACATTCCTTCAAGGTTTTTAAGCAGTTCCATTATTTCAATTCCGAAGTGATGCGATCAAGAAAAGCCTTCTCCATCTTATCCGACATTTGCATCTCAACAATCTTGGATTTGTTCTTAATGTCAGCTTCTTTGAGCATCAACTCAGCAATTTTTACCCGTTTATCAAACTCAGCAGGTTCATTTCCATTAGGAAGATTCTTTGTCGTACTAGAAATCACCTTGGCTTGAATCTCTTGAGGCATTAACTGCGTCTCAGTCATCAATTTAGCCGCTTCAGCACGATTTTGTTCTGCTTGAGTAGTCTGCACAGCAATCTGGGCTTGAGCCGCTTGCATAGCCAATTGAGCCTGTGCTTGTTGCATTGCTTGAGCTTGTGGATCAGGCTTGCTCATCTCATCCAACATCTGAATCAACTCATATCTGTTAGACAAAGAAGAATTAGCCATGATTCCTTTAAGAATCACAGGCAAAACAGGAGTATTAGGGCCAAGAGTCTGCAACAAAGAGATGAACTGTTGTTGTTCATGCTCACGAGCAATGATCCCCAAAGCAGCAGTCGGAATGAACTTCATGTCCACAGTAGGATACCGCTCAGGATCAAACTGCATATAGCGGAAGGCAGCCTTATTGATGAACGGAATCAAGAAATCCTCTTGGAAGTTCACCAATGTACGCTTGTACTTCTTGATAATCGAAGCCACAGCCATCGAAATACCACCTTGGTTGGCATCTCGTGATACAGAAGACACCATTCCTTGAGAATCTAGCGTACCAATAGCTTGCAGAAGCATTCTCTCGAACTCTTTAGCAGTCGTAATGTTGCCAGAATCGGTATTACCGAACTTGAATGGGAACAAAATCTCAGCAGGATTGCCGTTTGTCAGGATTGCCTTGCCTGGCTTAACCTCAAACTTAGCACCTCGTGGCAAACGAGTAGCATCCATCGCAATCATGGGGCTAGTAGTCAACGCCAAAGAGTCCAAATGACTGCGAATCTGTGCGTCAATAGCCTTTTGAGAGTTATAAGCCTTCTCAATCGTACCCCTGCCCAACAGTCGATTAGGAACTGTATCGTCTTGATAAGCCAGAATTGGCCTATCTTTCATCATGTAAGGGTTCTTCTCTGCTTTTAACAGAACACCATCATTGGCAATGACAACAATAGCCTCTACCAGATCGGAATACTCGTCTTGTACAGAGTCTTCAGGGAACAAGTCAACGAGTTCATTCTCGTTTTCCAGTTGTTCAATGTACTCTCTAGGGACTAAGCCATAGTAAGTTAAGAGCTTAACCTTGTCATCTTGATACTGGCTAACCTCTTGAGTAGGCTCTAAGTCTGTATCTTCACCATCAGTCGTGATCTCTACCTTGCGATAGATACCTTCTTCCTGACCTTTAACAATCTTGTGGATAGAGACATACTTCTCAATAGCCACACCCATACAGTCTTCAATTGAAGTGCCATTAGGGTCAAACAAGAAGTTCTTAGGGTTAACAGGAACAATCTTGACTGCAATGCGGTCTTTCTCAATCACGCCAATAGCGGCTTGACCGACTTGACCAGGGATTGCTTGTGTCGCAGGGACGTAAATCTTCTCTGTTTTGACAATGACTTCACCGATGCCAGTACCATAGATTTCTGCCATCAACTCAATCTGGTCAATGGACTTACGAATCTTGTCAATCTTGAAGTCTTCCATCAGTTGAGCCTTGATAGCGGCTACATCCAATGGATTGTTGTTTACATCACGAATATCGTCTTGAATGTCAAAGAACTCACCTTGACCAAAAATAGCCTCGATGATCTCTGCATGACGGGTTTCTACTGCTTGTTGGGTAGCAGGGGTAACAATACGAGAACGCTCAGAATCACGAGTCTTGTCTTCAGCAGCCCATTCACCAGTAAAGATGCGCTCATATTCAAGCCAATCATCTAAATAGTTGGTATTGCGGTAGTCTCGCCAGCGATCACATTGGTTTACAA